CGATACCAGCAGAGGTGGCTTCTGCCGCGATTGCATCAGCCACACGCTCTACTAGCGGCCATTCAGGGCCAGAGCGGACCCTTTGTTCCCAGCCCCAGCGGGCGGCTTGGGTGGAAAGGTCCATGAGCTGAAGCTCATTGATGCCCACCAAACCCGCAAACTCAATCCACTGCTGCACCAGCTCAGGCGGTGGAGTAATCGGATGTCGATCAGTCATTAATTGTAGGAAGCGAAGGGCCTAGCCGTTCCAAAGCGCACAACATGCACCAAGTACCCTCGTGACCAGGGATGTTGCTGCTAATCGTGTGAGGGTGAGTGCCGTGCTTTGGGCAGATGACTTTTGGAGGTTCATAGACGAGCAGGGATTGATTAGTGATCCGAAGCTCTTGAGTTTGAAGTTCTTCAGTCATTTTCTCTGTGATTGCTAACTGTTTTGCATTTCTCGAGATCGACGATGGTGACATAGCCTTCTCCGCCCTCGGTTTCCCAAGTACTTGGATGCACTTTTGCTACGGCTTGAGCATCTTCAAGCGTTTCGCAAGTTTTGATTGGGTAAGAAGACACGCCGCATTCGATGCAGCCAACCTGATACACCAGATAACGTGCGTTCATTTCTCGATACCGAGCGTTGGAACAGGAAGACCACCCTCAGTTGGCACATAGATTGTGCGATTTCCTTTTTCGCTACCTTCTTGCAAACCTACTATATACAAATATTGCAAATATCGCGGATTATCTTTAAGTGAATCGCCAATGATTCGATTTGCTTCCGCGACGCCTTTAGCGCGTTCAATTTCAGCATCTGCCTCAAGCGAAGCTGCATCTTTTTTTGCCTTCGCCTCAAGCACTCTTACCTGACGAGTGCTTTCTGCCTCCATCAATGAGGCTTTGCCTGCGAGCGTGCGGTTGTAAACACCTAATTGCGGAATACCCCAAAGAAGAAGGGCAAGCACTGCAGCGACTGGGGTGCCAAGAATAAATACAACGAGTGCATTTTCTTTCATGATGATTGCCTTGATTGACTGCTGTTTTGATTGATTGTTACTTCCAGCGCTCTTGTGGCTCTGGTTTATCTTTTGCGTAGAAAGCAAGAATTTCTTTGTAGTTCTGCTCTACCCATTCACGAACTGCTCTATTAGCAATTCCAGAGATGCTCATGTCAGTCGCCTGTGACAACTGAACAATTTTGTCAAACACTGCTTGCGGAACTGTAAAGGTGACTCTTGAAGGTGACATTTTGCAAAAAGAAAACTAACCGTTTGATTCCCAAGACATAATTGTCTGACCTTTGTGCTGAACAACGGTCAGACTGGGAGAAGCGCTACAGCATTCGCAATGGAAAATAATGCGAATCCCATCTCTTCTGGCGCTTGGGTTATGCCTCATTGAGACAGAGCGCACGCAACTTTTTGAAATTTCAAAGGCGTTCCCTTTATCGGAATCCTCTGCGTCAACAAAGTAAACCTGTGCGGAAAGTTGATGCAGATACTCGCCTTCGCAGTTTGGGCACAGAAGCGTGCCTTCGCTGTTTAGTTCAATCATCGCCAAAGGCATCCTCAGCGGCTTTTGCAAGATCGTCGATTGACTTAGTGCTTACTTTGTCGCTGACGGGCTCTGGAATGATCTGTGCGCCCTTGCTGTTCTTGCCCTGATTGAACATCTTGATGTGATCCTTGCCTACTGCTTTCAGTAGCGCCGTTGCTTTGTTTTCAGGAATTTCGGCGAGGCTCAACGATTCAGTAATCGTGAGCACGGTTTTAATCCCGTATTGCGTGATGCCCAGATCCATCAGCTTGGTTTCAAGCTTTTCGTTGACCGAGGTGGGCGCAAAGGCAGCGCTGGCGGAGAGGCCGCCCGGTGTCTCATCGACGGGCTTGCGAGCTGCAGGAGCTGACTTGGGTGCAGAGGTGCCAGCATCGCTGCCCAGAACGGCATCCAGAGCGTCATGCTCAACGATCTCCATGGCCGTCACCCAGAGGTAGCGACGGAGGTAGGTCTGCACAGCACCTAGGTTCTGAATCTCGTGCGCCCCCTTGAGAGCAGCGCTGGACATGGGGCTGAAGATCTCGATGCAGTCATCAGGGTTGCTGCAGTCGGTGATGGTCAGCGTGGCTTCTTCTTTGCCGTAACTGACAACACCTGATAGTTCGAGCGACAGAAAGATTTCTTGAACAGTAGGGAGGAAGTCCCCAAGTTCAAAGTAATTGTACCCAGCAAATTTGTTCTTACCGCTTTTTGAAAGTTTTTTGCCCTGAAGCGCGATACGCGCCTGCATGAGCTTCTGATGAACGGACATGCCGCCTTGTGTGTTGAACAGATGCAAGGTAGCATCAGATTGTACGAGCTGTCAACCCCCTTTAGCTGCAAAATGCCAACACGCGCTTCGACCTCTCTCAATCGCATTCTGCGAGTGACAGTGAATTTACTTTTTGAGAAAGGTGAAAGCGTGCAAGCAATTGCAAATTTGATGCAGGGCTTTGTTGACAGAAGAATGATTCAGGAGTGGCATGAGAAGTATTGCGAGATCAACGGAATTAGCACAGAAGAGAATTCATCTCACAAACATCTCACAAGAAAGATTCCTGTCGCGCCTATTGATTTTGAAAAAGTAACGCTTGATGAGTTTGAAAAAAGAAAAGAATCGAACTGGGATGATTTCTGAAAGCGAAAGAGCCCCGGCATGAACCGAGGCTCTCTCTGAAAAGCCAGAACCCCGGAAGACCTGAGAGCCGGAAGGGGGATCTGGAACCGAACCCGGCAAAGCTGGGCTACTTGAGAATCATACAAACTCTTTCGCCGATCGCATCTTGTAGTGCTTCTTTGCTGTCTCTTTTGCAAGCTCAAGCGTGTTTTCAACTGACGTAGGCTGCTTTGGGTGCGTGTTCAACCATTGAAATGGCTGTGTTTTTTTCGCTTCTTCCCAATCCGTGACCTTGATCACAGCAATTCCTCGCGTTGTCATCACCGCCCAGCCGTAGTGATGTGAAGTGTCATGCGCTTCTAGAAATGCCTCTACGTAGCCTGGCGCATTTAATTCGTCACGCAGCGTGAAGATTGACACCCAGTTCGGCGCAGGGCTGATTTTTGAATAGTCGGACTTCATAGCTATAAAGAATCGAGGGAGCTAGAGCTTTTTGGATTTTATCATTTAATTCGTTCTCAATATCTATCTCAATTTTTGCGTTACACATTGCTACAGCTTGATCAAGTTTTGCGAATAAGCAATTCACATCCGTTCTGTAGTAAAGATTCATTCCAAACATATACTTCGTCTTGCCATCATCCTTGATGCAGAAGATTGCATAGTCTCCTTTTTCGATTCTGTTGTAATAGTAAAAAGCACAGTTGTGCATGATGCCTGCTAATTGATGAAGCTCCTTTGTTCCAGTCGCGTAACAAATCGAGTAGCGATTATCGACAAATTCATCTTGCAGCTTCTTGCAGAACTGGATCGAGGGATTGCTTTCTTTGAAGCAAAAATGAGTAAAAGAATTCTTTCTGCGTTTTGGCGTTAGTTCAATAAGTGCGTCGTGCAGCTCTCTGATGTTATTGTATTCAATTTGCAAAAAATCGAATCCTTCGTTTGCGTTAAGTTCGTAGATCATTCTAAATGTATCATTAAGAATCATATTGTTATAAAGTGCTGAAATAATTGCGTCAATAGACAGGCGATCAAAAACTTTCATTTGTTTTGCTTTTAGATTTTTTGCGCCGTACTCGTAATAAAGACCATCGGAGAATCGGCGTTCTTGTCCGAAGCGATCCAATCGCTCTTGAGTCATTTTTTCAAGAAATTCTTGCGCATGATCTAGCGAGCGAGTCACCCTGATGTACTTTGCAAAACGCAATACCCCTTGCGCCATCAGTGGATTTTTCTTGATCGCGCCAAACAAAACCCGCTTACTTTTCTTTCCATTTGTGCGCAAGATTATTTTGGCCGGATCTTCCAGTAAAAACTCTCCAACCGAAATTAAGCGAAGCGTCGAGTCGTCAAATCCGCGAGTCCCCGGATAGCAGAGCTGCGTCATCAAAGAAAACGGATCGCTGCTGAGGTGCCGAGTCGAGACCCCGTGACGCTTTAGGAAGCCGCGCAGAAAGACCAGCAGGCGACGCTCCTGTGCCAAATAGAGCCCACGATTAGGGTCTTTGTGCATGGGTTTTTTGCGATTATCTTCTTGCTTTCTGCAGAGAATCGCTAACTTGCTACGCATTTGATTTGGCGATGAAGTGCGAACTCCTGTCGGGCGCCCAATTAAGTTGTAAAAAATAAATCTTTTTTCGCCAGATTTCAGCGTTCTGATTTTAAGTTGAAACTTAAAGTGATCGCCAAAGGCTGATCCACCTCCGTGCGTTGACCTAAGGCGAGATGAAAAAGTTATCGAATTTTCATGCTCAAACGCAAAAAGCGTGTAACTTGAAGACGACATTCTTCCTTTTTCTGTCGTTTTCATACCACTGCGAAAAGACGCAATCTTTTTGCAGGAGATGTAGTTTTTCTTTTTTTCTGCAGGAATTTGATCAAGCATTGTCTGTTCTGCGTTGAATGAGTGAGTGTGCATTGTGCAAAGTCTTGCAGGCTGTCTTTACTTTGTCAATACCTGAGCGCCTCCTAAGCAGGCTTCTTCAAAACTCGAAATCTCAGCAAGCGCATCAGCCGCTACTTTCTCTGCCTCAAAAATCGTATTCACATACGAGAGATAGTCGACGATATATCTTTTATTTGCTGACGCATAACTCAGTAACTCGCCTGTCAGTGACTTGCATTTTTCAGCGATCAATCTGCATTGCATCAATTCTAAGACGGTGAAAGCTTGCAAATTTTCATTTAAGTTGATAAATTTAACAGCAAGATCTATTGACTTTTTTCTTTGTAGGAATTCTTTCATGATGCGCACACATTCAGTTCTGTACGCACGCTTGTCTTCGTATTTCAAGAAACGATAATTGAAATCATCTACAAGCGCAAAACAATGAGAGCTTCCCGCAAATCCTGACAGCGTTGAGCACAATGCAAATGTCTCTGCATTGACTTTTACTTTGTCGCCGATGCGCAAATGCTGAGGGGGCGCAAAAGAATCCCCGTCATAGCAAAGTATAAAATCATCGTTCCATCTGCATTTGTCATCTGTGTTTCTATGACAGATTGGGCAGGGCGTGTTGCGAGAAGAATGATTCACTCTGCACGCTCCGTCATTGCATAGAATTCTTTCGCAAAAGAGATTTCACACGTTCCCGTTGCGCCTTTTCTGTTTTTAACAACGGCGTACTCGTAACGCATTGTGTCCTCATTCTTGTCGTAATACCAAGGCCAATAGTTCATGATCACCATGTCTGCATCTTCTTCGATGCGCCCCGATTCACGAAGATCTGACAGCATGGGCTTTTTGTCATTTCTCGATTCAACACCCCTATTTAATTGGCAAACAGCGAGAATATCAACACCAGTTTGCAGTGCAACAGTTTTTAGTTTTCTTGTTGCTGCGCCAATTGCAAGTGCTCGTGTCTCAGCTTTTGTTGAATCTGAATCAAGATCCATTAGTGTCAAGTAATCAATAATTACTAAAGATAGGTCTTTGTTCCTGCGCTTTTCTGTTTTGATTTTTGTTGCAACTTGAGTTGGTGACACGTTGTATGTATTTGTAAAGATAAAATTCTCTGCAATGCGTTCGATCGGAATTGATCGAATCCGCGCCTCCTGTTCTTCGTCTTTGATTTGCCTGATGATGTGCCCGTATGTAAGCGGTGTGCCACCTTTTTCTAGGCACATCAAATAATCAAGACACGACAACATGCGTTGACACACCTCCTTATCAGACATTTCAAGCGTGTAAAAAAGCACCTTGGAGCCCTTTGCGGCGACATCGAGAGCCAGGTTCATGGCCCAGGTCGATTTGCCACTGCCGGGGCGTCCTGCAACCACGATCAGGCGGCCATCCGTCCCAAGTGTGGGATGGTTCAGGCCACCGCCCAGAGCGCTGTTCAGGAAGCCGAAGCGCGTGCGTAGGACACGATTTTCCTGCTTCGGGCCAAGCAGCATTTCCTTGGCGGCGATGAATGGATGAACCTCATCTTTTTGTGTTTCTACGCCCTCAATAAGTTGTGCAGCATTTAGCACATAAGAAAGCGCAACTTGTGACTCTTGTATGTTGCAGCTTCTTTCTACAATGTCCAGCGAATTCTTTAAGTAGTCTTTAACGAGCGAGCGTGAGTGATGAAAGTGCCAAATGGGAATAATTTTATTTTTCCATACGTCAAGATCTTTTTCTACG